CTTTACCGTATCCGTCTCATGATCGAACTGGATTGCCAGGTTGGCAATCTCGGATAAATCCATTCGTTTTCCGGTGATCTGTATAGTTCTCACTTCTCACTCCCCTTCGCGTCCGACGCTTTCACAAGATACTTAACGTCAGTAGATACAACAGCGATATCGAGCCGAATCTGACTGAGCTCTGCCTGGACTATCCTGTCCCCCTCACTCATGCGGCTGCGGATATCAATATCGGCCTGTTTTCTTTCCTCGGTCTCAACACTCACTCTCCTGTCCAGCTCCATGACGGACTGAGCCGTCTGCTGAGTGAGGTCTATCGTGCGGATCCCAAGGGTCAACACCCCTACGATAGAGCCGATGATGGCTATCCACTGAGTCGCCTTCGACAAAAAATTGCTTGTTCTCTGTGTCATGTAATCCTCCAAATTAGCACAGCAGTTAAGATGCCGAAGGCATCAGAAATCAGATCCCAAAATGTATCCTTCTTATCGAGTTTCCCCGTATAATCCCACCGGTCATAAATGTACTGTGGGTGAAGCCAATAAGGGCTATAAGAAAACAGGCTAGAAAATGCTTGGCTTTGTCAGACATGGGGGGCCTCCGGCCATACAATATTAGTCGGAAACCCTTCCTGCTGCGGAACGTCTAACAACGCTTGCCTGTAGGCCCTCCAAGCGTCCTTCTGCACATCTGTCAGAGCCTCCCAACGCATGGGATTGACTGAATCGACAGTTTCCTTGAGAAGGGTGTCACGGCGTGCTCTGGCTTCTCTGGTAAGTCGCTCCATCTCGATTGCCTCAAGGTCAAGAAGCATCTCGGGGTTGTCCAGAAGGTATGTTCTTACATCCTCAAGAGTGTAGGCGTTGTGTGGGTCAACTTCTTTGGGGACGACGTTATACCCCCCGTTGCCTAGGGCGTCGCAGTTGATTACATAGCTTGTTTCTGAATACTTTTTTACATAGCCGTCAATCATGCATCTATCCTCCTGATGATATAAAAATATTCATAGTCTTCAGATGAGTCTGTGTTATATAAATAATCGCTACCAGAATAAATAAGTGATGTATGGGCTGCCGACCAAGACGACCCGCCTTGCCTGCTCCATATCAGTACAAGATATGAACCTCCACTGGGTAATCTAAACCTTTTTGTATAATTCGCTTTATAATACATTTTTACATATCTTATTTCGCTTGGCTGAAATGCGCTGAGCGTATAAGTTTCAGTGGTGTATGCAGTAAGATTTGCGGCCTCATATGCCGATTTTGTAACTTTGTTATCCCCATAGCCATATATCAACTCGTGCTGAGTAGTCTCCTGCGGTAGCATGGAAGTCGATATAGCTACCTACCTCCAAACCACCGTCGGTAGCTACAACCGGAATACTTCCTCCACTTCCTTGAGGATGGGTATCGTTACCCTGCTGAACCCTGAAGCCGTTCACCTTAAGAGCATCCAGATAATTCAAATAAGCCGTGTTGAATCGCTCGTTTGCCGTACCGATATCATATGTCCCCGGACTGCCTGCCTGCGTTCCCCACGGGAAGATATGTTTGACTTCGATGCCGCCAACAACCGCTTGGAAGTTGATGGCTTGAGTAACTGCAAGTTCCGTATAGACGCCAACATTGGTCCCCTCTTGGAATTTGGTGACCGTTATCACGCCGCCAGAGGTGTAGAACGTAATCGAATTGGCTGCTTTGGTGAGTCTCGTTACTGTGTACAACGTTCCATTCACGTTGATTTGTCCGCCGTCACAGAACCCGTCGGCACCGATAGCGAGAGAAGAGAAGAGATTGTAGAAGTCTGTACCCGAGCAGTAGTTAGCGATACTGTTCTGGTTGTAGGCTCCAATGGTCCAAGTCTTGGTGTTCGGGTAGTAAGCGGTAGGCTCGGGTGGTATCTCTAGATAGTTAAAATCATAGCAAGCACCGTATCCCGGTGAACCAGCCCTTAATACAGGTTCTGTAGTGAGCACAATTCCTGTAAAGATTTGTGGTGTCCAAATATTATGATAATTCACATACGATGGCTTTGCGCCGAAATCAAACAAAGCCTCACTCTTGTGCCAGCAACAGAATTCCTGTCCAGCCCAATCTATATTCTCGATATATGCACGTGAATATGAAGTAGGAAGGTTGCCTGTTGCAGCTCCGCTTCTTTTTATATATCTGCGATAAGAATAATTACCTTGGTAATAACCCGAATACTCCACGTAACACTGCATTCCCCATCCAATGTCAGGAGTAAGCCATGTGAAGAAGTGTTCTTCCCCTGCGCTGATTGCTTCATACTCATACCCTGTACTTCTTTGCAGAATGCGCTTATTCGCGCGTCTAACAGCTCGCGCAAACACGAATCCATTTATGACGCCGGAAACTATAGTAAGCGAATCCTGATTGGCTATCAGAGCTTCCATCTCGCTGTGCTTCCAGAGGGTGGGGGTAATTGAGGCAGTAGCAATGGGAGTGCCTGCCTCTTCCTGCAAAGTTTTAAACCCGGAAGCCTGTAGATTGCCGTAGATCATGGCTTCGTAGGCTTCGAGGCCGAGGGCCTTGATTAAACCTCTTATTCCGTCGAGCTTGAAGCCAGCGGTCGGGACCCCTGAAGCGTTCTCGGCATAGTTTGGGGACTTGAGAACTCCCGCAACAATGAGGTCAAAGAACAAACCAAGCTGGGCTACTAGAACGGCTACGAACATGTAGGTGTTCGAATCCTTGGCAATCTGAAGTGCGTCCTTCTGTGCGGCGGCCAAGTGCTCCGACTTACGGCTCTCTTTCCACTGATCTTCATCCTCTGCGTTCTTGCCTAAGTACTCATAGATACGGCCATACACAAATTCGTTTATCTCTAGTGCAGGAGGATTCAATCCTTGGTCGCCCGGGTCTGAATTCGGGCCGGAATAGGGGCCGGTATAAAGGAAAAAATCTCCCGACACAAGAGGGCCTTCCGAGGTAATAGAAGGAACGGTAGAGGGAGCATCAAGATACAGCGGATTAGGAATCCCCTCAGAATATTTCTGAAATCCGACTGCGTAGGAATATGTTTGGCCTTCGTGCACGATCGATACGGTAACCACAGAGCTGTCACCTTCTACCGTTGCACAATCGAGAACTCGCCTGTAAGGATCGAATACACCAGCTGCTATCTCGACCTGAACCAGATCCCCATCGGAGGAAGTCCATATAGCAGACTCTATGGGAAGATTGGCCAAGACCAGAGTTATCTCAATTTGTTGGGTTCTCAACTCTCCCCTGGAAGAGAGAGCGATAACGCTGGAGTCTGCATATAGGGAAAGAGTACGGGCGGGAGCACCATTCTCGCCTTTCTGCGGAGGCATCACATTAGGAGGGATTACTTCGTGCTTTGGGTTATAGGAAGGAGTATACGAAAGAACCTCATCCAGTTCTACATACGTCCTCATGGTATCGAGCGTCTTTCCGGATGCTTTATGAGAGTATGTCGTTACTTTACAAGCAATTTCAGATCCATCCACATCTATATAGGTACAAGCCATCTCCCTCTGGATCTGAGGAAGGAAAATCGATGCAAAGGAAAAATGGCGTGTCCGGATTTTCCCCTCTTCCACATGCCGGGAAAGGACCTTGTCAATCTGCTCTACGGACGTCGCATATTTCCCATCTACGGGAAGGTCAACATAGTCGACTTCATCAGAGATAGAAGAATCGACTTCCTCCACCTTGTTCTCAGAAAGCTGAAAGAAGGGTTCTCCCCTTACCTCAAATTTTATGATCTCACAAGCCAGGGCGCCGGTGTTCTTCAGGATGATCTGGGAAGCTCCCGGCTGCTGCGTAGTTGCAGAAGTCGAGCCGTTGAAGCTGATCAGCTCAAGGTACCCTCCTGAGTAGGCAATGTCAAACGTCTTGCTCTGGCCGATCGTCGGAGTCTGGACGTTTGTAGCGTAAGGATATTCCTCACCGGTAAGAGGATCCTTGTAGTTGAGAGAGAGTACTCCAGACTCAGGATATGTCGCACCTGGTTGAATCACAATAGAGCATTGTGAGAGATCCCCATTCCAGTTCGTTGTATCCCGATAGACAACTCTCAGGGAGCGCTGTTCATATAAGTTAAGATTGGATGTTGCGCGATTGCAGCTGACTTGATTGTACGTCCTTCTCACCTTCCCAATGACCCTTGAAGAGTAAGCGTCGAGAGTATGAGAGGGGTCGGCAACAAAAGTCCATTCCGATTCAGGATCAGTCCAGCCGGTTTCCAAGGGAGAGTGAAAGCGCAGCCTTCCCAGGTAGTCGAAGTAAAGGCAAGCCTTGTACGCATCCCTTAAAAGCTTCAGCTCACTCCATACTACCTGCTCTCCTAAAGTAACAATATCCTTCACATCCTGGATAAGCCCTGCATCGAAGGAGGTGATTCCCATCAATGATCCAAGTCTGTGGAGTATTGAATTGGACGCGTCGGAAGGGTCGCAAATCTTCAGTGCTGCATATACGGCGGAGCTCGGCTTTCTCTTGGTCCCCTTCCCCTTCGTTCGGTCAACCAAGTCGAATGAAACGATATCATCAGAAATGTAACCCTGCTCCCGGTTCATCCCCTCCGGAGAGACGTAGCCGGTCATGAGGGTCACCCACTCGGAGTTATTGTGAGAGAATGAGACGGTAGCCAGATCATCAGCGAACAGCCCCTCGGAATATTCACCATAATTCTTAAGTTGGACATTCCAGGACTGGAATTCCTCGGACGCATTTCCGGATATCTTCGTAGGATAAAAAACGACAGGTGAGCCGTCGTGTGTGACGGTCACCTTGATATATCGTTTGGTGTGATCAGAGAGAGCGGCCCTCATGGCCTCACTTATAGGGATTGAGTAGGTCATGCTGTCTCCTGGATGAATCTGACGGTTCCACCGCTTCCTATATATGCCTCAACAGCCCTGACGAAGAAACTTCCGAGCTCGGCCATGCCAGAATCCCCGATTACGTTACCATTGATCGTCTGGTAGTAATTCACGGTTACCTGGTTAACAGAGGACGAGGACCCACCAGTTGAGCTGGAACCCGTATAGGTCGAGGCAGAGGCGGTCATGGCTGCGTAATCGATCGCCTGCAGCTTTCCAGCGTCCAAGGAACGGTAATCCATCGACATATTCACCCCCAACCAGCGGAGAGCGTTCCCTATCCCATTCACAACAGCAGCGACCGCGTTGTACATGATGTTAAAGATAGTAATCCAGCCATTTGCGGTTGGGAGAATGGCCTTGTTGTAAAACCAGACAAACCCCCTTCCGAGAATCTCAGTAACAGAAGCCAACAACTCAAACACGGGTGCAAGAACCCCGCCAATAGTCTTTCCTACTATGGTGAGGATCCCTAGAAGAGGAGCCAGAGCCTTGTTGATGAGAGGTTCGAGAACGGTCATGGCGCCTGCCAGGATTGTACTGATAGGGTCCATCAGCGCTTTGAAAGAAGATAGGGAGGAAAAGACGCCTTCAATACCACTCGAAAATTTTGTAAAAATCCCGGATATCCAGCTTTTACCGCCACCATCAGAAGAACCCTCTTTAGCGGTTCCATTGATTTCTCCCAGAGTGCCTTCTACATTTATAGGGGACGGTTTTTTTAAATTCTCTAGAAGATTTGTCCATGCTGCAAGAATCTCTTCTCGCCAAGTGGGATCATTGATACCATCTGCAAATCCTTCGATGAAGAACGAACCCATCTTCTCGGCTTCTTTTGAAGGCGAATGCTCGTCAAGAACTTCCTTGCCTCTGCCCAAAACTCTTTTGAAGAATGATCCTACAGTATCGATAACGCCATTCCACGCATTATTGATTCCTTGCTTGAATCCCTCTAAAAAATTGAAACCTAAATTTTTACCGTTTTCAAATAACGTACTCAGCATTGGCGATAGATGGATATTCCAAAGATCAACGAACGCTCCTACTAAATCAAACATTGAAATCACTCGCCAGAAAGAGTCAATGAAGTTCTGTCCAAGCTCATCTGCATAGCCCGCTATGGAAACAACCAGTGGTTGGATATAGAATTTCCAGAGGTCTACAAATGCCCCCACTAAATCAAACACTGAAATCACTCGCCAAAATGAATTGATAAAATTTTGGCCAAGCTCATCACCATAGCTTGAAACGTGATTAGTTAGTGGTTGAATATAGAATTTCCAGAGGTCCACAAATGCCCCCACCAGGTCGAAAGTTCTAATTATATTCAAAAATGAATTCAGAAGATTACCGCCGAAATCTTCGCCAACATCATTGCCATAGCCCTGTAGCCACGCATATATCCCGGACATCCTCCAGATATCCATAAAGCTCGCTCTGAGCGAATTAGCGAGAGATTGCGGATCATTGAACCAATTCTTGATATCCTGAATAGGGTGAAATTCTGAGAAATCGAGAATCTTTTCTCCCCACTCCAAATTCATAACTATTGTAAACGCCAACATTCCAGCTTTTGGTGATTTTGTAAAAGTGCCAATGCCAATGCCAATTGCCAAGGCCATCGCAAGGTCCTTGCCGAATTTCTCATATCCACCATCATCTATGGCTTCGATGAGTCCAATAGCAATGCTCGCAGCCGCAATAACTCCTGTGCTTGACAATCCGCCATATTTTGCGAAGCCACTTTTTAACAAAGAGGATAATATTCCAGTCCAAATCATGGGGCCAAGTGCCGATGCCAGTTGCACTGTAGCCAAAATCGAAAGGCCAGTTTTAGTCAAGTCAAGCCCAACTCCGAACAGGGGGGCCCAATTACCGGTTGAGAACCCCGTCTTAAGTGCTTCCCACGTGTCCCCCGCCATCTCGACAATTGCTCTTATTACTGGGTTCTTGAAAACAAAAGAGCCAACTTTATCGAGCTCTTCTTTGGCATGCTTGACAGTTATTGCTATCACATCCCCAACAAAACCAAAAATCAGCCCGATTTTTGGCACCATATCAGCAGCCCAAGAAGCCCACCGTACCGTAGTTTCTACAAAGCTGTTGAATGCTTCAGAGGTTGAGAATTCATCAAGCTTTTTGATTGCATTATCCAAAAGCTTTCCAGCAAGTGGTTCAAATGCCGCCCCCCACTTGATCATGGTCATGGAAAGATTGTCCCTCAAGGTAGAGAGCTTCCCATTCACCCCCTGACTTTTTTTCTCCATCATGCCGAAGAACATCCCACCCTCTTCGGTAAGGTCCTTCATGGCCGCCTGGATGTCCTTCAGCTTGATTTTCCCGGAGGAGACCATCTTTTGAAGTTCTGCATTCGATACTCCAAGATTCTTGGCCAACTGACCTAAGAGAGGGACCCCATTTTCAGTAAACCGGTTCAATTCCTCCAAGGAAACTTTTCCCTTCGCCCTGAGTTTTGCGTATGCATCTGTAAGAAGTCCGAACTTCTGCTCATTGCCCATCGCAAGATCGCCCAGCATTTTCAATTCGCTGGTAACAAGATTCCTATCTGTTCCTACTGCGAGCAGCTGGGTTGCGGCTTCTGTGACAGAATTGAGTTGAAGCGGGGTCTTCGAGGCAAGGCCCTGAAGACTCGAAAGCATCTTTTCAGCCTCAGAATAGCTACCCAGAAGGGTTTCAAACCCCATCCGGATATCGGAGAAATCGGCTGACTTCTTCAGAGACGCCAGCGAGGCGGTCATGGCAGCCCCTACGGAAGCAATGGCCGTCCCAAGACCGAACTTGGCCAACTTCATCATACCGTCATTGAACCGGTTGGAGGCATCACCGGCTTCCGACAAATCTTTTGTCACATCCTTGATCGCCTTGCTCGCCATGTTCTTGCCGTTAATGACTATATTTACCTTTGAGGCCATCCTCTTGCTCCTTGTTTCTCAGCTCGTTCCACCGCGCCCGGACGATATCCAGAATATCCATGACCAGGAAAGGTTGATCAGCCAGCGTTCCTGGGTAGAGAAAGTGTCGATAGGTCCCGTTGCCGTCCATCATCCTGATATAATCACGAACGTAAGGACCTATCTCCCTTATTAAGTCTGAAGGGATTCGCTTGTCTGGGAGGGCGTCTCCGTCTTCAAACTCACTTCCCCGGTAGATCCACTCTGCGACGTCTCGGATGTCCCGGACGTCGTCGGTGCTAAAGGGCTGTTGAATTCGCTGACGATCTTCACAATTTCCAAAGAGATATCGGAGTACTCCATCAGCTCCTCGACCATCGTATCCGACACCTCCGAACTTCCTTCTTCAGTGTCGTCCACAAACGAATGCCCCCCGATTCCGTTCTTCAGCAGGAACCGGGCAAGCTCTGCACTGGGCATTGCGTTGAGGGCCATGACGGTGTCATACACGGATTCAGGAATTTCTCCTTCGGAATTCTCATCCTCCTTGAGCTTGGCCTTGACCCTCTCAATCTCAATAACCTTTGACGCACCAACACCGGCAGATTTCAATGCCCTCTGCTGCAGGATTTTCAGCTCATCCTGCTGGGCCACATTGAGCATCTTCGGTCGGACCCATTCTCCTTCGATCGTCTTAAGAAAGACCTTCGGCCCGATCGTCTTTTTCCTATCTGCGAATTTCAGCATCAGACAGACTCCTTGGTAATAGTGTGGATGGCGAACGGCGCATCATACGAGACGTCGTCAATCATTTCCCAAGAGAGAGACTGCTCGAGGTTTGCATCACCGGCAGATTTCGAGTCGTCCGTGTACTGAATAGCAGGGACGTCGAGAATCACGGCTGCGTTGATGCCATTTCCGTAGCTTCGTCCCAGGTACCTGGCAAACAAGGAGGATACGGAAACCGCAAGGGCCTTGATGCGCTCGGCTTCAGAGGCGGAATCCACAGGGAGGGTAACGGAGCCGGTTACAGCAAAAGGACCCTTGGCATGCTTGGATTTGGTCTGCTGCCCCTGGCAATACCCCTCATCAGCCCCGTGGGAGTTGGAGATATCAAAAGAAAGGTTCTTGGTATAACAGAACTTCTCCCCGCCGATATAAGTCATCCCGTCGGAGAACTTCAGCACGTCCATATCATCCTCGGTCATGGCAGCGGTGATTGCGGTCTGGCCGCCGGTGACGGTGAGCATCATCAATTCGAGGGTGGCTTTCACCTTCGACTTCAGGTCTGCTGTGATGTTCATCGAGTCAACCACCGCGCCAGCTCCCAAACGATTGTCCCCATCTCCATCAGCCTGGATGGAGAATCCCGGAAGCTCGTCATTGGTGAGAAGAGACGTGAAGATCCTCAGGTAGGCACCGGAGTTCGCGGAAGTAAAGTGAACAGGCACGGGTCGATTCTTAGCCTGAGCTGAAGCGATCGTTACGGCAGCTGCGGCTGAAGCGGTGGCCTCACCGTACAACGCAATCGCGTTATAGCCGGTGAATGCGGAAATGTCCGTCACCAGATCGGCCAGAGTTTTTCCGGAAAGAGCATAGGATCCAGCGGTACCGAAATTAGTATCGGCCACTTCAGAGCCCTTATTTCCCACGGAGGCAGAGATTGAGTCGGCAGCCACTACAAGCTTACAGGAATCCTCAGCCCCATCGTACGTGATGGTGATCCCACATCCTACCTGGGCTGGTGTAGACATAGAGCCCAAAAGAGACCTCAAAACGATGTTCAGTGCCTTGGATGCCACCAGATTCATAGGAACTGAAGCGGTGCACTCCTCAGCCGTCTTGACGTACCCGGACTTCGTGTTCCTCCCGGTAATATATCCCTTCTCCTCAGTCGTCGCTTTCTGCTTGAGGAAAACCGCCTCGGTCGCGGGAAGACGGGAGGTTCTAGCCACCGCGGTTCCCAGGGTGCTTTCAGGCCCACCCACAGCCACTTTCATGAATCCACTTTTCATCTTCTTTACCCCCTGGTAATTTGTTGCTTCATTTCAAGCTCTACGATGCAGAGCTTCTCATTCGTGGTTCCGCCGGGATAATAATCGACGGCGGACGGCCTGATATCGTATGAGTGATCAAGCCTGTCATTATCGATAAATACACTCCGAATCGCGTCGGCGTACTCATAGCTCCGTTTTAAAGAGGTCTCATCATCCTTTCCCTCTACGTAGGCTCCAATCCGGATAACAAGAAGGTCTTCGAGAAGACATTCCCCGGATTCCTCAGAGTCAAGGTTCGCAGCGCTTACCAGGACATACGGCTTTGGAAAAGATGAGGTTGTAAAGTCGGTACCTTCCCGGATTTTCTTAGGAGCAGTGGTCTCGGTATCAAGATAGAGAGGCAGCTCAGCTATCAAGAGCTGAACGACTTCCTCTATCTGGGATCCTGTGTTGAAATATCTAGATTTTTGAGACAAGGTTATGCTCCTTCAATTCTATTGTGATCTGTTTGAGAGCAGCTTTTTTATCCACCCCGCTTCCAATGGCCTCACTCATCGCGGAATAGAAATAAGGCTGCGGAGGGATCCTGATCACCCCGGTGTAAAAAATGGTCTTACCGTCTATCACGAACTTCATTGCCTTGCCCTTCATGGGCTGGATGAGCGCTCCATTTCGTTCGTAGATGCTCGCAAGATTACCTGCATACAGAGTGGCCCTGGCGGCCTTCCTTCTCTGCTGATACTTGATACTCCGATTGAATTTTCTAGAATGCTGCTTGAACCTTCTACTCTGAGCGGCACGAGCCTCACTCTTCAGGGCATAAGCAATGGATCCAACAACCCTTGATATCACCCCAGTGTCGGCGTTGAACCCCTCGAGGTACTTAGATGCGATATCCTCCAATTCGACATATGGCTTTCTTTTTCTCATGCTCTAGGTATCCTCAAATTGGCGAAAACCTCAAAAACATCAGCGCTCAGTCGGCTCTCATATGAGACGCTGATCCCATTTGGGTCGCTCCTTGACGTCACCCCGTATGAGTTATCATTCTGCCTATTCCAAGCCGTCTGGATGGCTTCAAGGCAGGCCTTCTTCACCTCTTCTGGAAGAGCTTCTCTCGTATACCCCGCGGTGTACGTAACCTTAATATTTGCACACCCTTCAGGGAAAATTTTGCGATTACGTATCAGCATCCCATTTTCTTTGCTGATATAATAATCAGTTATAGGAGTACCGTCGAAAATCCTGTACTCATCGATAATGATCGAATCAACAGAAGCGACTGGTATAACCGGAAGATACAGCCTTGCAGTCCCTGTACCATCAAGCACGCAAATTCTGGTCGCTTCGATTATTGGACGCCCTGCAACAGCCTCCGCCCTGGATGAAACCCAATTGATCAACCCCACAATACGATCACGCATCTCGGGGGGGTACTTCTCAGTGCCCAACATCTCAACGAAATATTCATAGGTGATCAACGCGCCAGTGCTTAGTTCCATAGTTTTCTCATAAGCGGGGCATTGCTGCCCCGCTACAAACACGAATCACCGTCAAGCCACAGGGCTCAGATGGGGATTTCCGAGAATTGCAACCGCAGCTACAGCCACATCGGCTGCAAGTGTTCCAGTCACAACGAATGAAAACTTGACATATCGCTTTTCACCGATATATCCAATCTTGGTGAGCTGGTTGGCCGCAATGGTGGCCTTGACAGTTGTAAGCTCCCCAAGAATCTGATCTGCTTCGACTGCCACATAATTGGTCCCGTCGTCACTGTGTGTGAGCGTAGGAGTGTAATACGCACTCGAGGTATACGCCCCTGCTCCCAAATCAGCAACGATAACCAAGGACTCGAAGCCCTGGCGGTCGATAGCGATGGCGGCGGCCGTAGCCTTTCCTGTTACGGGAGCTACTGCCTCGACTACCTTGATGACGGATTTTAGGTCTTTCACCTCACATCCCCTTATACAACGGCCTTGATGCCGATCATAGCGAAGAAATCCTTCACACCGGCGCCGGTGCGCTTGGTGGTGTAGAATTTCACCCATCCATACTTAGTGTACGGATCCTTGAGCATGGTCATTCCCTTTCGGTCACGAATTGCATACCCCTTCTTGAAGTTGCCCAGGACAGCAAACGGCAGGCCTGCAGCATTATCAATATCCGGGAGGTAATCATTGATGACCACCTTGATGCCAGCGAACCGGTCAGGCGCATCGTCACGAAGTGAAGTAGACCACAGGGGACGACCATCGCCGTCCTTCAGCTGCTCCATCACTCCTGCTGTGGTGGTATTTACCAACAATACAGAACCGACTCGGTAGCGGAGCTTCAGCACAGCCTTGGCCTTCAGAAACACATCCTGGGGATTTGTTTCAGCCAATTCGCCAGCGACGCCGGTCTTTACAGTACCGATTTTACCCCACTCCAAATCCTTGACGGTGGTAACCGCCTTGAACGGGTAGGACAGGATTCCGCGCGGTTTCTTAATGCCGTCGCCGGTGATGAAGTCGGTCTCATCCTGGACACCAAGAGCCTCAGCAATTGTTGCCTGCAACTCTGCAGCAAGATCCTCATCAGCGTCCTCAAGAGCTTGATCGCTGATTTCAGGAGCCGCATACTGGGTGTGAATAGGAATCTCGATTTCTGCATACTTGGCAGTATCGGTGACCGATCTCTCATCATCCTCCCCGACATGGCCTGCAGCGGCTCCGCTTACGCGGACGCGAATCTTGACAGTGTCACTGCTACACCCTCTCACATCTGCAAGTGAGCGCATATCGCCTTCATCAGCGGCAAGGGTCAAAATTCCTTTCTCGATTTCCTCGGGGATAAAATATCCGCCGTCAGATTTCTCAGAAGCTCGAACAGCCCCCTCAAAAGTTCCCATGCGGGCAAGAGCAACAAAATTGGCGACTGCCTTGATTTTGTTTGCTCCCTCATTGCTGAGCCCCGCCAAGCCGTTTGTCTTGATGGCTGTGATTTCAGCCTCAACATCAGCCTTCATCTTCTCAAGAGCCGCCCGAAGATTCTCAAGATCCTTTGTTTCCGCTTTTGCGGTTGTACTTGCCTCAATTCGCGCAGTAAGAGCTGCAAGTGCGGCTTGAAGTTCATCCAGCTTTTTTTTCAATTCATCCACGTTGGGTTCCTCCCACTTTTTCAATCATCTTATCCAGCATCTGAATCGCCTCAGAAAAGTCCTCATCGCCATCCCGGCGCGGGTCACAATCATCCCGATTGAATCCCTGAGAAAGGATTTTTTTTGCGACTGCTTGAGAGAACCCTGCATCCCGTAGGGCATCCTCGGCCTCGCGTATCGTTGGCTCTTCAACAATCACAACTTCCGACGGAAGATTGTGAAATTTGGACACATATTTTTTCTGAAGGGAGGCGGCTGCCTCCTCTTCATTCAGATCGGTTGCAAAGCCCTTTTCGACAGCTTCTTCCGCCTCCATCCAGGTCTCATCGTCCAAGAGTTTTCTGATTTCTGAATCCTCAAGTCCGGTTACCCCTCGATAGATATCGACCATCTGGTCAGTGATCTTGTCCAAAGTCTCTGCGCGCTTACGCAAATCACTAGCAGTACCCCAAATCCCTGAAGATGGGTTATGAATCATCACCAGGGCTCCTTGATGAATTATCCTCTTCGGTGCCGCCATCAGGATTATTGACGCGATAGAGGCAGCCATCCCCATGACATGAGCGGTAAGTTTATCTTTGACAGTCAATAGAGCGTTGTAGATGGCCATCCCCTCAAACACATCACCGCCCGGAGAATTGATGAAAACATTGATTTGATCAAAGTCTTTTATCAGCGCCAGGGAAGTAGCAAAATCTTTTGCATCGACTCCCCACATTCCAATTTCATCATAGATGTAGATATCAGCGCTGTTTGTCTTGTTCTCTATTCGGTACCATTTTTTCTTCACGATTCACCCCCGATCACTTCATTCCCAGGCAGCCTGGTATATTCATCTCCGCCATCATACGGCCCCAGATTCTCCTTCTTCCTGATTTCGTTTGGAGAAAGGAACCCGGCGCTTCGCCCGACGGAATATGCCTGATATCTAGAAAGCAAATTGCCCCTCTCCAGGCTATCCATCAAAAATTCACAGTAATAATCTGATTCATCGATAAGCTGTCCCCTGATTGCGAGCTCAATTCGACGGCACCAAGGAGCCATTGTGAATCGAGAAAACTGAAGCCCCAGATTTTCAATATTTGAAAAAGTAGCCTTGTCGTAGTTCCCAATCATATAAACAGGAACCCTGAAAAGGCCTGCTATTTGTGAGTCGGAATACTTCATGGTTTCTAGGAATTGAGAATCCTCGTTGCTGATTGGGAGAGGGATAATATCTTTGCCATCATCAAGAATAGCCACCTTATTGGCATTTCCCGCGCCGCCATAGGTGTCTTGCCAACGTCTGCTGAAGGTTTGATACGCGTTATCGTCCAATTTCTTCGGAAGCTTAACCGCTACTGCTGGCTTCGCCCCATTTTTAAAGAAACTGGCACCGTATTTGTCGATTGCAATTGCCTTGCCAAACGTATCGGCTTGATATTTGATTATCGAATTTCCACCATGGGTAAAAATGAACAATACATCATCCTGATCATAGAGTTTTCCCCCGATCGTGAACTGGTATCGTTGATCCTTGGTTTTCTCAGCCCATACAGAATCTGGGTCTAGCACAGGGTGAAGGGCCTTGATTTTCCCAAAGACCTTTATTTTGATTGCATAATATTTGCCCCTCAACGCAAGGCACCACATCATATGTTCAAAAAAATCGAAGCTAGTCATGGTCGGATTCGGTTTTGAAATAACCCTGGCCAAGGCGTGGCTGGAATCCACGTACCTGGAGTCGTCATCGTCTCGGTGATAAACCTTCAATGGCAGGGTCGCAAGTGTCTCAGATAGCACATTGATACAAGCGTAAACTGCAAAAATCCGCTGGGCACTTTCAGGCCCAACGTGTTCACCCGACGATGTGGGACGGCCATAATCGCTGAACAACTCATTCAAGTCAAGAAGATTTGCAAATGCTCGCGTAACTACCTGCTTTAGGCCCATCACAAAAACCTCATCTCACCGTCATCCTGGCCGTCTTCGTCGCCACCCATTGCCAGGCCGAGTGCCATAATCAACGCAACAATGCCGTCAATTCTTTTCCCGGTCCTACGTACGTCCGGTTTCTTAGGTTTTATATTGCCTTCTGCATTACTTTCAATTTCGCAGCAGTGATTGTTCCAAGCTAAAACGGGGTTATTCCCATGATTGACAAGTTTTTTTGCAATCATATATTCGAAATTTTTCGCAAGAGGGGACATGCCTGCAAAGTTTTGGGCAACAGGAATCAGGTCCACATTTTCTTTGATGAGGTTGGAAACAATTTGAGTTGAGTTGTACCTATCGTAGCCGACTTGTACTAAATTGTAATCCTCACAGAGTTTAAGAATGTCTGCTTCGATATAGTCTTGGTCGATGATATCCCCGGGAGTAGCAGTAACCCACCCTTGATCACGCCAAAGCGAATACGGAACCTTGTCGCTTTTTGATTTTTCATCAATTAAATTTTCAGGCAAATAATATTTCATTAATACCATAAATTTTTCATCATCTGAAATTGGCGGAAAAACTACAGCAACCGCTGATAAGTCCGTAGTTACAGCAAGGTCCATTCCTGCGTAACAAGTCCTTCCTTTCAATGCATTAATATCAATAACGCCACCGCATGAATCCCATTTATCACTGGATATCCATGCGGTTGAGGCATTACACCAAATATTTAAATTTTTAGTCTTGACATCGTTTTGTTTTCGTGGAGAAGCGAGGGCGAGTTCAACACGCTTTTGCAGATAATCTACCTTGACACTCACGCCGAAGTTTGGATTCGCCTTGATCCAAACCTTTGGATCAGTCCAATCATCCTTCTCATCGAGAGTGAAGATGATTGCGAAGTAAGAATCAGCCTGCTCGCCTTCCAGTACCCTTACAGCCAGATCACGTTCTTCTTGGTAGCATGGGGAAAACTGGTCCACCCCGGCGGTAGTGATGATCTCAATAAGCGGCTGCTCACGAGCCCCCATACCGGACTCGATGACGTTTACCATATCGGATGTCTTGTGCGCGTGGTACTCATCTATCACGGCCATATGAGGGTTGAGTCCGTCCTCGGTGTCGGAGTCAGCTCCCAGGGCTTTTATAACAGCATCCCCGCCTTTTGTCCTGATTGCGGAGGAGTGATTAAGCACATCGATCCGCTTTTTCAGAATCGGATGTTTCATGGCCATCTTCTGTACTTCGTTCCAACAGATTTTCGCTTGTTCACGTTTGGTCGCAGCAAGGTAGATTTCGGCCCCCGGCTCTTTATCCAGGAAAAATAAATCAAGAACCTCAGTTGCCGCGAATGTTGTCTTTCCGTTCTTTCTTGCAACTTCGATATAGGCCTTGGTATAGCGCCTGAGCTTGGTACCTTTTTTCACCCATCCATGCAGAACCCATTTGATAAACTGCTGCCACGGTTCCAGCTTGATTGACTCTCCTCTTCTGGCCCACTCCCCCTTGGAATGCTTCAAGAGTTGTGCAAACTGAATGGACCTGGTTGCAAGGCCCTCATCGAATTCATACGGGTAGGACGCTCGTTTCGATTTGCGAAGGTCATCAACATGTCGCTTCACTGCAAGCTTCACATACTTGCATGCAACGATCTTACCCGACAACACATCTTCAATGTACTGCTTGGCGGTAACCTCAGTTGACACCGAGCAGATCCTCCATCGGGTCGACTTCCTTTTTCCCCGGGTCTTTTATGTCGATTTTATTTCTGAATGCAGGGGTCATTCCGTACTGGGCAGAGAACCGGAAAAAATCATTGCGGGATTTTTCGAGGGTGAGGAGCTCAGCCATATTTTTTCTTTGGTACTCACGCTCTTCCATGTAGGTTGACAAGCTTCTTTTTATCTTAACACCACCGATCACAGGCCTATAGATTGACTCCTCCGCTTCCTTCCATTGGCCGTAGGTCTGGGCGACAATTTCAAATCCACCCAGGTCGACGGTAGTCACCACCCCGACCGATGACAGCTCAGCCATATATTGCTTCCAGAACTTTTTACCAAAGGCGTTCAGAGAAGGGGGAGGTCCCGGAACAATATCCAACCTCGATGGCTGCGGTTCGTGCTCCGGGTTCCGATCCTTACGGAAGGTCCCACTAAGTATCTTCTGTTTCTCAGGAATTCGTGGCCGTCCTTTCATGATTCACTCCTTATATCGCACGCGGGCGCATGAGTTTCTATTTTTGCCAGTGCGCGCATCGATGACACCCCGCGGTCTAAACATCGAGGGTTGTAGATATTTGACCCACCCCCCTATGGGGCTGTAAACAGCAAACAGACCATTCTTTTGGGCATGTTTTGTTGTAAATACGCATCTGGATGCTCTATTTGCAGGGTTAATCATCGTTATTTGCTATTCAACCTTCTTTAAAAACCTTCCCTTTGAGTCGCGTTTGGTATCAAGGGTGGCTGTTTTGCTTGAATGGTCGGCATGAAGGCGTGGAACAAGACGATATTTACGGTGGTCCGGTTCTACTTTCGGGTCGTATGGCGGGTCATGGTCAACGTCATAGCGCGACCAATCCGCTTTGGCTATCCCGTACTCACGGAGTACCTGTTCACGGATCTGTCTCCAGCTGTGGTTGTAGCCTCTTTTGGCACTGGACTTGCGGGTATCCTTACGCGGGCAGTCCGGGCAGTTGTACTGCCCGATGGTGCATGCCCTTTGTTTTCGGTTGCACCAGAACCGGTTATTTCTCATCGCCATGTCTATATCCCCTTATCTTTCTTAGCTTCCAGCCACGGTAATGACCGGCTTCAAGAATGTGTTGCATCCTCTTTGGGTTCGCCCCTATGATTGCAGCAGCCTGCTTGTATCCGATTGCGTACCCTACCGATCCATCCTTGGCCACGATTTCGATTTTGATATGCGGTCGCATCCCTGTAGGCTTACGGGGTGTTATCCGTTTGCGTACCTGATAGCCGTATGCTGTTGTCTCACCTGTCCTGGCATACTTGTACAGGGTCGGCGGGGTGATACCGCAGATATCGCAAGCCATTGCCACATCCTTGGCCACAGCCACCAGTCGGCCATTCTTATAGATTCCTACTTTCCCGCGCTCCAGCCATTGCTGGGACTGCTCGGAAACAGTTTGCTTGCCTACCATCGATCGATAAATATTGTAGACCGCAAGTCCATCGAGTTCTGCCAAGTCGCAAAACAGGGCTAGGTAGAAAGGAGATTCGAAGAACCTGATTGAAGACGCCTGAAAGGATTTAGTCTTCAGATCATCAAAAGCCTTTTCGATCACCTTTGCTGCAAGCTGCTGGGCTCCTCTCTGATTCAGCATTCGTCATGTAGAAATCACCGTCCTGGTGAAGCCTTGAAATACACTGGTCGTTGAAGTGCTTCTTGTACCCGCCTTCGTCCAAGTTCGTGAGGAAGACGGTCTTTCTGAAATAGGAGGAGCGATTGTCGATGAGAGTTGAGATTTTGGTAGCATCAAAAGAGCTCCATTCTCCCAAGCCAACCTCATCGATCACTAGAACGTCATAACGGGAATATCTTGCAAGGATCTCATCGGAAGTCTCTCCTCGATTGTTGAAGGAGCTTTTTATCTCATCCAATAGAGCCGCCTCCTTCACAAATCTGGCCGTCATACCCTTCTGGAGAGCAAGGCGGATGATGGAGACAGCGAGTGATGTTTTTCCAAGGCCTGTAGGGCCGAGAAGAACGAGGTCAAGGAATTTGCTTCCCAAAAACTCTTTTGCACCCTGGTAGGCCTCCAGCGTTCCATCCTGAACGGGGAAGTTACCGAAAGACCAATCAAGATAACGGGGTGGCACCTGTGCTGCTATCATGGATTCCCTTAGTACGAGGTCCGGGTCCTTCATGAGCATCTGTATTCTGGCCTCTTCTGCAGCACGTCTCTTTTCCTCACATTTCGGACAAGGGGCGTGATGATCGGTTCCGTCCTGGAATTTCACGCACATGGCCCTGTATTGGCCGTGCTCCTCACAGTTAAAAAATCCGAAGGTCCTCCAAAAAACTACAATCGAATTCTCCCGGCCTTCACATTCTCGAACCCCTCGTTGACACGCTTTCGGTCAACAGGCTTGTCCCGCCTCCTGGTTGCCTCCCAAGTGCGAATCGCAGCCTGCCAATCCCGCATCGGAGTGCGGTTCTTCCCGACCAGCCACCCCTTGGCTTCGTTGGAGTCGAAGAACTCCTGAGCATCAATCCCGTTGTTCCGTGAGTCGCAGTAGGCCCTGATCTCATCAATACTCGGTTTTACAAAACGGGTGCGCTTCCCCCCGCTGGGGGATACAGGGGGTTTCTCTTCTAGTTTGATAGACTGATCTAATACACTAATCTTTTGTTCGGACAGATTTGTCCAATGGTCGGACAGTTCTGTCTTACCGTTAGACAATTCTGTCTTACCCCCCTGCTCGTTTGTCCAACACTCTTCAACTGGTTCAGAGGGGGTGATTTCAGTAGGAAACAGCTCCGGAGTAGTAGTATCAGAAAGAGCCAAGGCCGCTTTTTTCTGCTCCTGGATGTCATCGATGAGTGACTCGTAGACGATCGCATTGATGCGGTAACAGGAGAATACGCCAC